CGTCATCTGTTTTGCGGCTCCCGCCGAAGTTCTCAGGAGGAACGGTTCGTTCATTTCGCGCAAGCGCTTCGACTTCTCGTACCGGTCGGTCATCGGAAACGCTGAATGCGAAAGACAAAATCCTATTGAGGATTCCCACAATATCACCGTCCTTTTCAAGCTAAATCTCAGTATAGTGAGAAAACCTCCTGCATTAACTACAGGAGGTCGGCACACAACTGAGCGATCTCAGACCGCTCTCCTTTTTCCAAGTGGATGTGTCCAACACGCTTCTGCCCTTTCAGCTTCTCGACGGCGTATGTCAGACCGCTACTGTACTGGTCGAGGAACGGGTGGTCGATCTGCGCCGGGTCGCCCACCAGCACGATCTTCGATCCTTCACCCAACCGCGTGAGGATGGTCTTAACCTCGTGCCTATTGAGGTTCTGTGCCTCGTCAATGATGATGAACTGGTTCGGAATCGACCGTCCCCTGATGTAGGTCAGGGCCTCGACCTGCAACTCCCTTGACATGCCCGCGAGGATTCCTTCGAGGTCTCCTTCCTTCTTCGTGTCAAACAGTTGCTCCAAGTTATCGTAGATCGGTTGCATCCACGGACGGAGTTTGTCTTCGATTTCGCCCGGCAGGTATCCGATGTCCTTACCCATCGGTACGACCGGACGGGCAACGAGAATCTTGCGGTAAAGGCTGTCGTCAAGTGTTTGTTGAAGGGCGGCGGCTAGAGCCAGCAGGGTCTTACCGGTTCCAGCCTTTCCTGTGATCGTCACAAGATGAATTTCCGGGTCAAGTAGAAGATCGAGCGCCATCTTCTGCTCCACATTGAGGGCTGTCAATCCCCAAACCGTGTCACCGGTGTAATGGTAAAGAGGTTTCATCTTCCCTCCACGAACACGACCTAAAGCACTTTGACTTCCGTTGCGGAGAATAATAAACTCGTTCTCGTTGGAGCCGTCGATATGCACTTCCTTATCTCGGTAAAAGCTGTTGATGAGTTCCGGGTCGGCATCCTCATGTACTACGTAACCCTTATGCATGTCGTCCGTAGAAGTGATCACTTTGTCGAACTGATAGTCCTCCGCTCTCAGGCCGACAATATCGGCCTTTACACGCACGTTAGCGTCGAGGGATACTACTACCACCTCCGCCCAGCTATCGCCCGCGAGGCGGGCGCTCAGGTCGTGTGCGGTGGCAAGCAGGGCGTTGTCACCAGTTTTCGATAGAAACATATCGTAAACCTTCGATTCGTTAGGAGTAAGCTCAAAGCAAAGTGTACTCCCATTCCGAAGAACTACGCCTTGACGAAGGTTACCGAGCTTCCTAAGCTCGTCAATCTCACGGCTAAAGGCGCGAGCGTTAAAGCCAAGACCGTCAGACAACTTTTTCTTAGAGTCAATTTCCTCCAATACACAGGAGGGTATAACGACAACATTGTTGTCGAACGAATAAATTGCTGTGTAGTCCCGCAGAAGAACGTTGGTGTCTAGGACGTAGAATTTCTTCATAGGCTACTCCCCTGTCTCGGCGTCCCCGCCGTTGTGCGTACATCTCCAATATAAGAACCGTGAAGGGATAAATCACCTAAACACCGAAACCTCCCGCGAAGCGTAGCTTTCTCTACTTCAATCTTTTTAACAACTCTTTCTATAATTCCTTTGTAACTCTTACCATTCAGCATTTTTACAATTCTAAATTCGTTGACCTGTTTTACCATTCTGTAAAACAGAAAGGTAGAAGTTACAATTCTGATTTTTGTAGAATCTGCTTTTAATAATATCGCAACCTTTCTACATCACGGTACGATGTTTAGGGCGAAAGGAGATGATGAATTATGAGAAGAAGGTACGACTTGGGAGTGACCCTGCACTTTGGCACTCACCCTGTCAGGGTGGGCGTACTCAATGACGAGGTTGTGTTTGCACTCAATGACCTCCTTAGCATAACCACTAAAAGAAGCAAGCCGAATGTCACTTTCGCTACGAGTAAAGTTCCCGACGACCTTATTTACCGTGCTACGGCGGTTGACGCCGGTAACGGTCTTGTGACCGCTGTTACAAAGATCGGTGCGACCATAGCTGTTTGCAGACAAAGCAAGGCCGATATGGACAAGGTTGTGAGCCTCATCAAATGGATGGACACGGTGGACAAAGAAAAAATAAAGGGTGCGTAAAGCACCCTTTTTATTTTCCTCGTACTGCCCCGGCTATGGCAGGCATGGCCCAATTAGTGATTTCCTCCGGGTCATCATTCGAGCATAGATATACAGCGGCTGTACGGGCGTCGCAGGTGTCCTTCGAGCGCCCTCGCTCGTGGTCGATCTTTTCGCCGTTCACAAGCAGGATGTGCTTCATGTCGTCGTTGGCCTTTTCGTCGTCGATAAGCTCCAAGTGACCGGTGTACGCAAGGTTCTTGAAGTTGGTGTAGATTGCAAGTTGGAACGGTTTGGAGAACACCTTGTCCTCTGCATCTACGCCAAGCTCCATCAACTTCTGCACCATTGCCCCGGAGTTGAATTTGTCCATGAGGGCGGACTTGACGTAAACGCGCTCACAAATCGCCTCAACGATGTCAATGACGTTCTGCACGTTTACAGGAAGCTTGTATTTCGTGTCCGGCTTCCATTCGATCAGAAGGTCTTCCACGGGCTTGTTTCGGGCTTTCTCGACAACATCCCCACCCTCTACGACTTCCTCGTAGAAGGTTTCCGCATGAAACAGGCTCAAGGTGTAACTGTCACTCTCGATACCGCCGTCAAGACCCATGTAGTAGGTCTTGGACATATCGAGTTCCAGCGTTTCCTTGAATAGCTGGACATCGTACCCGACGAAGTGACGTTCTTCGCCGTTTTCCAGTACGTTGGTAATGGTGATTTCTTCAAGAACACACGGATTTTGCTTGCCTGCTTTAACGCAGTCATCAATACGTTCAGGGTACTGGAAGAATCCGCCTTTTTGTGCAGGAGGAATGCACTCAAAACGAGTTCTAGCGCCTTCCGGGTCTTCTGCGTAGTCCATAGCAAAGTCTTCCTGTTTAACGTCGAGACGGACTTCCCACGTCTTACCGATCGTGGATACGACTTCTTTCATATTCGGGTCTTGGCCCTGATTGTACTTGTGCATCATAAAATCTTCCGCGCTCACATTGTTATCCATAGGGCTTTTTATCCCTATGTTCTAACGGTTCATTTCCCGTTAGGTCGGCGTACATCATCACCCTATGTTAGAGTAGGGTGTCGGACACTCGTGGGGGCGTTATTGGGCGGCGTTATGACACGCACTCCCTTAACCCTCAGCCCCTACGCTCTACGGTGCCGGGTGGTGTTCCCGGTTACCTCGGTATTAGCATCTCAGCCTTCACCGATTTTGCCCGATTATTCGATAGCCATTACTGGCTAAAGCCGCATAGTGAATTACGGGGGTAAGAAATGAACAAAAGCAATGCTCGTTTACCGAAACGGGACATGGCCGAAGACCGAATAGTGTCGTAACAGAACTTAGCAAGATCGTACTCGAAGTCGCCTACTTCGTCGAATATTCCGACGAGTGGGTTGAAGCCCTCGAAGGAACCGGCTTCCGAGTGACCGGAGAACGCACGGATGTTGTTGTAAAATACGATGGTGTCCTTCTTCTCCTGATACTCGTTGTACGCCATCGGCGGGCGGTCAACCTTCTTGAACCACGTACATGACGCCAAACGAGCTTTAAGCTTGGTAAAGAACACGTTTTCGGCCTGTTTCGCGTTCTTTGCCAAGTTGATGATGTCGATAGGCTCCCCTTTACCAAACCCGAAGTAAGACTGCGGGTCATTCATGCAGTTTAGACGGTACGGAATGTACGCGACGATGCCTGAGATGATAAAGTCCTTGCCGGAGTTATGGTTAATCATGCCATTAGCTACATAGTTGTCGTAATCCAGTACCGACAAGTCATAGTAATCGTCTTCCCCTACACTCTCTATGGACTCGATTCTATCCCAGTAGATGTCGTCGGGTTTTCTCTTATTTCCGTACTTGTTCAGAATATCGTCTGCCACAACCTGTATTCCGTGCTTACCCACAATGTGGACTTTATCGTTGAACCTCTTAACGTACTCCTTGCTTCTGATTCTAATTTGGTAAGCAACGCCGAAGTTGCTGTTGGTCTTCCTTTTGGATATTCTAGCAACGACTCCGATCTTCAGAAGTAGATTTTGCAGGTCTAGTGCCAATTCCTTGTTTACTGTGCAATACCCTATCTCTACTGTTCTTCCGCCGTTATATATGGACACCCAACCGTCAGTAGCGTAAAGAGCCTCAAGGAAATTGACGATAGTTCTTTCGTTACCGCTCATTATTTCCCGAGGTATCCGTTTGTTGTAGGAGTTAACGTTAACGAATCCGTATTTTTTGGCGATTTCGTTGACTTTATTACCTTCTTTTTTACTATGTCCAAGCGGCTTAGAATGCGAAATGACTTTGCATCTTCTATCTGTTCTCTTTTCGTTGTAGCTGTAGTTGTATACAGGATCGATTCCATAAGTCCGTAGTATATCGCAGTAGTCTCGCTCTACTTCTTGGTTACTGCATAAGAAACTACCCCACCCACCTTCGCAGGAGAATGAACCATCCCCTAACCAATAACCAATTAACCGAGCCTCTCTAGGGTCTAGGTCAACCCCTCCCTTAAACATAACGCGAGAAGGGGTTGCGATATAATCCCCTACTTTAAGGTCTGCTAGACGTAACCACTTAACTCCTTTAAACGATCCTTTTCTGTTTTTACCTCTGTCTGCTCTTGTCATGAATACGTGTTCAGCAGTCACTACAATCTCTTTTCCACTTTCAAGAGTTACTTTGAACATTTCTGCCCGGCCAATCTTAGACGGGGGAGAGGCAAGAGAAGTGGTAAGTGTGTGCGTATTAGGGTCTACGCAGGTCACTTCGACGCATTTCTCTTCTTCCGCCAGTTCTTTTATTGTCCACAACCTGCCGTTGGCATCGAATAGTGTGGAGCTTCCTAGCAGACAGCCTTTTCCCCACATGGCCACCACTTCCGTTACCTCTTTCAGCGGGTCGCCTTCAGGCAAGCTGTCCTTGCTCAAGATTTTGTCAACTAGTTCCAGTAGCTCGGTTTGTTTACCGGGGAACGGCTTTTCGCCGAGCATTTGCGTGAAGAACTCTACAAGGCTGAGTGGCTGTTCGCGCCAAAGACCGCGCGAGTTGTTCTCCGACTCAGCCATGTTGATAACGTCATCGAACAGACTGCTTAGTAGATCACTCATTCTATCACCCTCAGATAAATCCCAAGTCTTTCAGCAGGTTTTTAATTCCGATGTCAGAATTGATGTCTTTAACCTGCTCTATGGTGTAACCAGCCGCCTTGAGTTCGGATTCATATACCCCAATGTTTACACCGAAGGTATTCCCGACAAGGCTCGTTTCGTAGAACGGGTCTTCATTGCCTATCTCACCATCTACAGGAAGTTCCTCGTTTTCTCCTAGGTAGCACATCCTACACATCGGAACGTACTCTCCGAGATCGCCAACCTTTACGTCATCGTACTTCTTATCGACCCCGATGTACGCGCTCACACGGGCGGGTGCGCCGCACTTGTGACACCGGGTCTTCAACTTCTTCACCTCATCGGCGCGGGCCAAGATATGGCCCATCAGTCCGAAAGTGCTGAACTCAGACGTAACGTCAAGCCCGAAGACGTAGACATCAATCCCGGAGATTAACATGCCTTCAATAGTTTCGAGGGTATGTTCGTCGTCGAAGAATTGAATCTCGTCGATGAGGATGGCGTCGTACAGCTTTTCGGTTTCGTACATGATTGTGTCAGCCAACGAGCTAATAGTCACAGCAGGAACAGAGTCTCCAT